CTCGGTATACCCAGTCAAATCTCATGGCATCACCTGTGGTATTTGCGCAGCAAAAAGCGCCCCGCAAGGGGCGCTATGGTTAATCTCGGTATGAGTCTAGGTATTTCAAGGCTCGTTTGAGCCACGTTCCGGGGCTTCCACAGATGCGTGTGAAGGATTCGTGCAGAATCTGCTCCAAGAAAGCAACTCTGCGATTGCAATCCGCGCATAAGATGCCCCTGTTGCATTTGCCACAAGCTAGCTCTTTGTCGCAGCAAGAGTGGTCGTGGTCAACCGCCATTCTACGCTTATCATCGCCCTGTACTGCGGAGCACAATGCACAGTGACCACCCTGCTCTGCTAGTTGTACTTCATACTGCTCCACCGTCATCTTGTGACGGCGTTCTAACTGTTTGCGTCTCCCATATGCTGGGTCATACCACTTGCCTTTAGGTAGAGATGCTTCCCATGCTGCCGTGGCTTCTTGTTGTTTACGTCGGACCTCTGAGTCGCGTGCATATCTTTCTCGGCTTTTTCTTCTTGCTACTTCTTTGTCTTTGTACGGCATTGTGTCTCCTCTGCAAAGGATAAGAAACAGGGACCAGTGTTGCAGCACCAGCCCCCATATCTTTAGTATACCACAGTTGCAACCATGGTACAACTCGGCACTAAGCGGACTTCCTGTGTAGAGCAAGAAGTTTACTTAATGGATAACACGACTCTACATCGAATTATCAGAGAAAAACGGTATAAGTACCTTAGAATCAAGTACTTTTAGACCGTGGGAATCGCGGCGTTTTGCACGTACAAACCGGCTCTCGGAGCCGCGTTGCAAAGGTTGAAGCAGGTATTGTAGGCGAACATCTTTGTTTTGTTATACTTAGCTATTTACTAAGTAGTACAGGCATTTCTGCTGTACTCATACGATTTCGTTTCTCGTATAGCTCGGACTATTGCATACGCTCCTGAAGAACGTCCCTATCGCTTAGTCTCTCACGGTCCCCGAAGGGTTCCGCCTCGTTGTCATTTCAGATTTCGAGTCAATCAGATAAGGTTTTACTCGCACATGTTATGCCTTAGGTTTATGCGAGGTCAAATAAGACCCACCAGTAGTCCCGATGTCGGGCACTGGAGCCACAACGTTGCCGCCACCGAAGTCGTACAACTCCAGAGGAGACAATTCGCCAATGTACCAATTTTCCATTACCAGCAAGTCCAAGCGGCTTGGTGTTGCCGTCCAAGACACGTGGTACTTGCGTCCACCGAACGTGTCCGAGAAATACTTCTTGGACATATCCAGAGTCTTGTCACCCTTGATTTCCTGCGCATTGGCAATCTGAACGTTGTACATCAAGTTCGACTGTGCAAAGGCTTGCTCAGGAGGACCGTACCAAATGCCTGACTTGATGCTGTCGGCGTCTGGGCCAAGTGCTCGGCCAAGCAATACTTCAGCGCGTTGCGCGATGCCGGGAGTAAGAGCAGCGCCACCCAAGTTAATGGTTGGGGTGCTAAGACGACCGGGGTACGCATTGCGGTTCAAGCCACCGATGGTGCCAGTGTTAGAGTTCACATCCCAAGCCTTGATGCCGAGGATGGAGTTTCCTGCCCCGTACGATGCGCCGTTAACTACGATGTAGTCAGTTGCAACTACGTCGGTAGGAAGAGCGGTGCTGAAGAACAGGGTGTTGCTGGGACCGTCGGAGTACGAGATGGTAGCTGTGGTAGCTCCACCTACGCGCTGCACTCCAGCAACGCTGTAGAACTTCACGACTTGCTGGTCGGTGAAGGCTACCGCGATGTTTACTGGGGTGATGCTGGCGGTCTGGGCGGCAGGTGTGCCACCCGCTAGAACAATTACTGCCGTGGCGGGAATCTGGTCGATCATGCCCGAACCGTCCGAGTTGATCAAGCCTTCGATACCCTGCATAGCAGCGTCAAGTGAGTTCTTCATTTCCTGCGCCTTTCGCAGGTTTGTTACTTACTTACCGTAAGGTGTAATCATTTCTGTTACACTCTGCATGTCGCCATGCAGGCCGGACTATTGCATCGCACTTACCTGTGCGTCTTCTCATTTAGTCTCTCAGGCCGCTTTCGCTTGCCCCTCGTTGTCCACTAGGGAGTTTCGAGTCAATTAGAGAAGATTTAATCGCCGCAAAGGACTTTCAACGGCGAACAGACCCTTCTGCTTAGAATCAGTGGACGCTTGCGCAAGCCACGAAATTTCACCAAATTTGTTACTGAGCAATTAGCTCGGGTTGAATGTTTCCATCAACCTCTCCACCTCCCGATGGAGTTCGGACTATAACTTCTTCAGCCGTTACTGAAGGTTGTCGTTTAGTCTCTACGGTAAAATCCGCACCGTAATTCCTGTTCATGTCTCGAACAGTTGCGATGATTTGTAAGTCTCTTTCGGTGATTTCTTTCACTCGTTGTCCCTCTTTCCTGCGTTCCAGATACTCAAGGGTTAACGTGGCTTGTTCCTTCTTACCACTAAGGTACTCGCCAATCACTTTCAGATAAGCCTTTGCGCTGTCCATGCCTTGCACATGCACTGCATAGGGGCGCTTCTTTGCTTTCTTGTTCCATTCCTTTTTAGGAGTGAAAACTTTGTGCCTTATTCCTAAGGCTCTCAAAAGAGATGTTACACTTTCAATTATCAGTGGGTTGGAGTTTGCCACCGCGCATACAAAAACCACAGGTGAATGAATAACATTCACATCGGTTTTGGACTTGTGATAAACGAAGGTTATTGTACCTTCACCATCCATAATCCCTGCTAGGTATCCAACTTGCAAATCTGATAATCTCGAATTTCTTACCACGGCATTTTCTACACCCATATTTACCTCCATGGAATGCTAGGTCTTCACCGTTACGGACAACTTTTAAACGCCCATGAATTTTAGACGTTGAAGAGGTACACTGGAGCAAGGGCAAATGATGCCCACTGTGAGCCAGATCCACGCAGCATTGAATCTGCGTTGCCTGTGCCCTGAGAAATTCCCGCACCAGCCTGTACCCTGAAAGGTACACGGAAGGAAGCGCGTTGGGTTCCACCAGCGTTAGACTGGTTGGAGACCGGAATTTTTGTAGCTTCGGCCTTAAACAAAGAGTAAGCCGTGGTCCCGTGGAAAATGAGATCAGGAATCTCTTTGGCAAAGGCGTCTAGTTCAACCGCTTCTACAGCGGCTTCTAGTAATGCCATAAAAATTAGTTCCTTGAAACAAAGTACGCTGTAGAATTCTGAGATTCTACCCGTCTGTGCTGAGTCGTTACTTTTCCTTACCACGCCTTGCCCGTGTCGAGAATTGGAGCCTTCGAGGCCATTCAGGGTTTGGTAGTGTTTAGATCATAGTCGATTCTAAAGTGTGCGGGTGGGTAGAAGACTTCCTAGCCTTGGCTTAGGTTCTTCCTTACGCACTCCTAACCCGCTGTGCGTCTGCCGAGTTTGATGTGGATGTCGTATCCTACCCAGTTATGCATTGTCTGCGCTGTGTAGGCACCCACGAATTCTACTGAACTCCGAGTTTGATTTGGAATTTTTGTTTGTTCTTTTTTTGTTTCTTGCTGCCTTTTTTGAACTCTGCTTTGGCATAGCGGACGCTGGGCGGGTGACTTTTGAAAACTCGGTCGTGATGTGCTTTGCGTTCTGCTGCTTTGCGAAGTTTTGTGGCCAGTTTTTGTTCTGGTGTGCGCATGACTTAACCTCCTATAGGTTAATTGCCATGTGTCACCTCCTGCTTTGAATTTTGAATTTGGTGGAGCGCGGGTTATGCTGCTAGGTCAAGCACCCACGTCCCGTCCCCTCTGGTCTTTTCCTAGGTGGCACAGAGGGCAATGTTTTACAGCGATTGAGTAGCTACGGTGTCCGCAGCAATCACGGTGATATTGTAAGGTACATTGGGAGTCAGCGGATTAGCCGCCACCCCAGCGCATTGCACCGTCAAAGACGCCTGACTGCCTAACCCTGCAACTGCTGTTACAAAGCCACAGACGGAAATCGCATCTCCAACTTGTACGGGCTTGCCGTCACGAGTAGTTCCGCCAACTGTTCCTGATACTGCCATATGTTTCTCCTAGTGTTTGAATGAATTGTGGTTCTACTTCCGCCAAGTGACTAAGCGGTAGCCCTTGCCGTCTGTCGTACGTACGAAACCTCGTCCCATGATTTGCATAGTTACAAGGTCAGACGACTTGTACTCCTTGCCCCCAACCGTAACGTCCTCTCTAATCAAGTTCGTAGGTCTGGTAGCAACGTAAACTGGTTTGCCTGTCGTAACAGACTGTATGCCAGCCTTCGTGGCGGCATCTTTCTTCTCGGTCGCTGCTGCAACTCTTCCTGCAGCGCTTCCGCCTTTGGCGTAACCGGGGTACCTATTCTGAATAGTTTTGGTTACAATATCTTGTGCGATAGCATCGAGCTTGGCGTTGTGGAACTCAGCGATCTTGGCCTTGTTAGCCGGGCTGGCACCTAACTTCCAAAATGATGCCATCTGCGTTTGGTAACCTTTGTCGGTCCTCAGCGTGGCGTACAGACGGTCCTTGATGCCGTTGCCTATGTCAATCTTGGTCTCCCGGGGGAAATCCTTGAAGTACGCCATCTTGAGGAATGGTCCAAGGTGTTTACCGAGGACGCGGTTATTGTATTGCTCTGCGTCAGTGGCCACGCTGTTTTCAAACGCCCTGACCTTCTCTTCAGCATCGGCACTCTTTGACTTTTCAAACTCTGCCTTCTCTGCCAAGAACTTCTTGCGCTCGGGCGTCTCTTCGGGTTCCTTTGTACGGTTCTTCTCTTCCTCTGCTTGGTCGTTGTACCACTTGGTAGACTGTGCGACCCATGCCTTCAATGCCGCGATATTCGGGGCTGATGCGCCTGTTTCATCCTTCGCTTCCAATGCCGCGTTGAGATTGGCAAGGAATCTTGGGAAACCTACTTCTTCTAAACCTGCGACGAAGTGAGGTTGTATCGTTGCATAGAATGCCTCTTTGTCATGGTTCTTTAACTCCGACAGAAAAGAGGGAGCTAACTTTCCCATAGCCTCGGGATGGCCTGAGGCCTTCAGGTCTTCAACTACGTTCTTCCATAGTTGGGGATCGGCGTTATACAGAAGTTCGTCGGTAGCCTTCACAGCCTCTAGGTTACCGTTAAGTTTTTCGTAGCCCTCGGGTCCACCTATAGCTGCGATGAATTCCTTGGCTTCCTTGGCCGCTGCTACGGTTGGAAACTCCGTCTTGTATGCGTTGAAGCGTTCAAAGGCTCCATGCAGTTCTTTTACAACTGCCGCATTCTTGGGGTCCGCGTCCCGCATGGCCTTTAGGGCCTTGCGTACGTTGTCTGGTGTTGCTTTGGTATCAATGAGCTTATCGGCTGCAGCCTTGGCCGTCTTGTCCCTCTCAGCCTTTTGCTCTGGAGTCTGCTCTTCTGCCTTTGCTTCAACTTCTGTTTCTACTTCAGGTGTCTCCGTGGTTGTGTCTACGGCTGAGTCTGAGGTTTCTACTACTGGTGCTTCTACTGCAGCCGCTTCTGAGTCGAGCGCTGCAAAGTCTAACAATGCATCTGCCATGTTGAGTCCTTAATGTTTCTGAGTTATTCTAAGTCGGTGAAAAATGTTGAGTCTTCCCAGTTCAATGGGTGCTTAGGATGTGTACTCGGCTTGCTTTTCAACTCCAAGTAAAACTTCTGTGGAGTACTTCCCGTCTGAATCCACGTAGACACCGATGATACCACCGGGGTCAACGCTGGTCTCACTACTTTCTGGTCTTCCATCTTTGTTACCTCGGATCAAATTCTCGAACGTTACAAGATTGGAGTTGTGACTAACGTACACTGTGCCTTCTGTGCGCAATTCTTTGCCGAAGAATTCCTGCATTCTGGTTTCCAAGTCATCCAAAGATTCTCCATCTGGAATCTTCACCTTTGGGTTGTCGATGTAAAAATCTAGAATGTGCTGGTACTCATCACGGTCTTTTCCCGCAAGGAATCCAAGTGCCCAAGAAATAAGGCCGCGATCCTGTATTACATCCATTCCAAGTTCTTCAGCTATTATGTCGGCTGTTTGGCAAGCCCTGAGCATCGGTGAAGTTACTATCTTCTTCACAAATTCTTTGTGCTCGTCTGCTATGTCTTTTGCCGCCTTTTCGGCTTGCTTTATCCCTTTGGTATTGAGGGCGGGATCAAGTCTGCCTCTGAATTTATTCGATTCGTTGACTTCCGTGTCGCCATGGCGCACAAGAAGACCGACAAGTTTTTGAGTCATGTTGCTCCTGTGTTTACTGAAGCAGGGCAGTGTTTATCTGCCCCGCTCTTTTAACGCCGTAGTTGACGCGGTTGGCCACCCTCAGGCGGCTGTTGTGGTTGCGCTGGCTCACTTCCATGCTCAAGTGCATTCGGTATGGCTTTTTGAGCTACCTTATGCTGCAGGGCTTGGTCGGCTTGCGCTTGGAATACGCCCGGGTTAGATTGGATGCCCATCTTAGCGAGTGCTTGCACTGCTACTGGTGGTGGCATCTTACTAACGTCAACCGATATAGACTCGGAAGGTGGTTTGTCGGGTGGCTTGTTAGCCATTGCAATCTTCTTGGCCATTGCTAGGTGCGCTGCCCAGTGAAGATGTATATTTGCCCAACCTGCTTGTTGTTCAGGGGAACCGTAGTGGAACTTCTGTCCTTCTGTGCTATTGAGCCATTCAAAGCACTCATTAGCTTCTACGACATGGTTCTCACTCTCATCGGTTGCAACTGTGACTGTGCTCACTTGCGGCGGTAGAGACTTCATTGCACCCTGTAACTGTTGCACCATCTGTCCAGCTTGCGGAGGAACTGGTTGTCCAGTCATCTGCGCCTGTTGCATACCTTCTTGTGCCTGTTTCAATGCGCCCTGCATCTGCTGCAGTTGCGGATTGTCTTTGGGCCCAGACCGTAACAGTACTTCGAATTCGTTACGCTGCTTTGCAGCAGAGGATGCGCCGGGAACTTTGAAGCCCTTCATACGAAGTGCGCTCACAAGTTCTATCGAGTTAGATGGAGAGAAGATAAGAGCATTCAACGCTTGGTTAGAGGAGCCCTTAGTTATCAAATCCATCAGCTTTGTTTCTTTCTGTTGCCATGACTCTGGGAAAGCGGGATTGCTCTCTGCATAACAAAGAACATTTCCTGCCAACAAGTTTGCAGTGTTAACTGAAACGTTGCCCTTACCCTTAATATTCTGACGGATAACCTTTCCATCTCGACATTCAGCCGCACACTTTACGGCTTGTTGCCCTGCGGCTGCGAACATATCCTGTACTGAGTTCCATGGACATCCTACGCGTTGCAGTGCTTGGTCACGTTGAATTACTGCGTTACCTACCGTGTTCTCTCCGGTTGCTGCTCCGAACAGTGACGGTAGTGCTCCCGAAATTTCTTCGGACAAACTGGTAATGAACCACTTGATAAAGTCAGGCAGGGCAGCTTGCGGTGCTGGTGTCGGCTCAACCATAATGTACTGGTCAGCACTGGTCAACCCCGGTTGTACTTGGAATGGTCCGGTGCTGCCGGGGACATTGGGTTGAGTCTTTAGAGCTTCCATGTCGAAGGCTTCAGCGTTCATCCACTTCTTGGGGACGGTTCTTTTAAAGAAGTCGTCCAACAAGTCTACCCAGTCGTTAATTCGTTTCTGAACAGAGATGAGCATTGAGCCCATAGCTCTTCGGTTCTGTCCCTTACCTGTCCACGGGTGGCCGATTACAATGTGATCGTCAACACTCTCGTTTCTTGAGAATGCGTACTCTGCACCTGCTCTGGCTAAAAGTGCTCCGTTAGGAAATGCTTCCAGCAACTCTGCTCTGGCTTCGTCGCTTACTGAGGCATCCAAGAACATGGAGGGTCTAAACCACGAAAACTTTACTGTACTGTGTCGATTCAGAGAGTCGCCAGTGACGTATGCGCCGACTACTGCTTGGCGTACGTTCTCTCTTGCGATCCTGTCTAGCTGAGTCTCGGACATCCCATCTGTGCCGGGATTGATCTTTTCTGAGATCCATGGAAACATTCCACGTACGACTGCCACGTCTAAGTCAAATGACAACTGCACAAACTGCATGAGAGAGAAATCATCAACAGCGATAGGGACCTTATGGTCCAACTTTCCGTGCACTGTGGTTACTTCTCGTCCTAAAGGTTTGCGGTCGTCTCCTGAGTTTCCCGCCTCGTCCAGCAAGTCTGTTCCTGAATCTCCTTCTTCGGTGCCACTTACTTCTGATTTCTCTTCATCCAAAATATCGTTGAGTGTGTCTTGTCCTGTGGGCTCTGGGGTGGGCTCATCAAATACATTCTCGGGAACAGTTGGTACCTCTGTCTCTCCCTCGAAACCGTATTTCTGTCCATTCAACTCATACCGCGTCCACATCAACACTCGGTCTTCATTCCAGAAGATTCTGGAGCACTCAGTAAGCAGCGCGTGAAGATTGTTATTTCGTGCCCAAATCTCTTTGAACCTTTCGGCCTCTTCTGCTGCGACTCTGTCTGGGCCGTACTCTGGGTTCACAGGGAAGAATTCTATCTTGGGAACTTCCCTAGATAATGCAGCGACGATGATGTCACCTTTGGGTCCGTAGATATTCGTGTCGTAAATGGTGTTTGTATTTCTCTGGTCTTTGGCCCCGAAACCTGTACCTGCGCCGGGCAGCATCCATCCACCCTGCTTACCTCGCAGAAGATGTTGATAACCGCGCTCAAAGTGTAGTGCTTCCCATGCTTGCTCTACTTCCATACGCCGTGCTGCGGTGTCGGTTCTGGTGGCTATATTGTCTAACCCCATGAGAGCGCCACGCGCAAGATCACTTAACTGAGCGAACGGCTCTGGGCTATATGGGAAGGGTGCGTAAACGCCTAAGGGACTGTCGTTAGGGTCTTCGGACTTTTCGCTGGCTTTGTTTTTTACATCAGCCCCTGCCCCAACTTCTTGGGATGTTGCAATAACATCAGCCATTGTCTCTCTCCTTAGTGCCGCATAGCCGCAAATCCTTTGGCCGATGCCTTCATATGCTTAACATGTTCACTGTCGCCGGGTTTGGGTTCTTTTTGTGCAGCCGATAATTTCTTTCCCTCGGGAATACCTAGCGCACGGTGTAGCCCACCCTTGCTGACGCTGAACGATCCCTTGGAACCTAGGTCCACTTTGTGTTGCTTATGTCCTATCATTTACTTCTCCTTCTTGGTAGAGGGTGCTCCCATTACTTCGGACATGTAATCTTGCTTAGTAGAGAACTTCATGTTTGTAGAAGGATTCGGCAATTTGGATTTCGGTCGTGCCATTCCTATTGACATTATGCTGCCCTCATTGCACTTCTGCTTAACTGTCCCCCGCTATCAATGCGAGGGCCTTTCTTTTTCTTGGGTGGTGTCATAGGAGCCTCGCCGCTCATCCACGACGGTACTGGAGTAGAGTCCATGGATGGTGCAGGTGTTATCTCGGTAGAAGTTGGTTTCTTTCTTCCTAACCCGTTCATTTCTTTCTCCCTAGTCCAGAGGACTTTGCTTTGTATTCGGACTTGCCACCCTCTGCGGCACGCTTCTCGGATAGCATTATTGCTACCGCTTGCTTTTGATTCTTTACAGGCTTTCCTGTTTCCTTGTTACCGCTCTTCAAGCTGCCTGACTTCCACTTGTCCATCACTTCATTCCACGGCACTTTTATTGTACCCCTGCGTTATCCGATGCAGATGCACACGATCCACTTGGGACTACAATTGAACGTCCTGAACTTGCACAGGTAACTGTCAGTAGAGCAGTGTTTCCTGTACCAGTTATGGCTGTGACAGTGCCTAGGATTGTTACCTGTTCTCCTGCTACGCCAAAGTACATTCCCGCTATGCCTGTAGCAGGGTACGTGCTGGCTGCATCAGTTTGTCCCGGCAAT